TTATCGTAAAAAATGAAAGAAACACAGGCAACATAGCTGAAGATGTTTTGTCTGAAGTAGGTTTTTTTGCAAGTATTCCTGTTTATACAAAAAACAAAGAATCTGGGAAAACAGGTATAACTATGAGAACTTGTACAGATAGATATAAGATCAGACCTATCGGAGAAAAAATTAGAGAGATATTAGATGTAAAATCTATGAGAGGCAAAACAGTCGAAATAGTTATGGGTATATCTTCTGATGAAATACAAAGAGCTAAGTACCCACCTAATCAATGGCAAATTAACTGTTATCCTCTTGTAGAAAATAATATTTCAAGACATCAATGTTTAGAATATTTTGGAAAACTAGGTATGCCAAAGCCTCCAAGATCAGCTTGTATTATTTGCCCATATCATAGCAATAGTGAGTGGAAAAGAATTAAAGACAATAGCCCTAAAGAGTTTGCTTATGCAATAAAATTTGATGAAGAATTAAGATCTAAAGACACTAAAAGTCAATTTGTAAATAAGTTAGATAGCGAGTTGTTTTTATACAAAGAAAAGATACCTTTGAAAGACGCTAGCTTTGAAGAGTCAACTGAAAAATTTCAAGGATCTTTATTTGATGATGAATGTGAGGGATACTGTGGTGTTTAAAAGATTTTTACAAAATGAGTATCATCACTTTTCAGATTATGTAGAAACAAATATTAAAAAGATGCATCCTTTTAATTATGGAAATAACAAATTTAAAATAAACTTTGATCATTACATTGCTAAATTTAGATCTAAATATTTAAGACAAGAACTTTGTACAGAATGTTTTATGTACTACTCAAAAAGAAAAATGATATATACTGATAAACCTTACATTGATGCTAAGTTAGATTCTGAATTTTGGTGGTATTGTTCTGAATATTGTATTGACTATAGGTTTGGAATAAACACTTACGCTTCTAGAATTTAACTTTTCTTTTAGCTGCTTTTTTTGCCTTAGCTTTCATAGAATCTGAAACTTTAGAAGGATCAGTATTCCAATCAACACCAACAGTTCCATATAAATTAACCCTAGTAGGTATTTGTCTAGTAGATATTGCTTTACATTTTTCACATTTAATCTCAGGATCTTCGTGTATTGAGTGAGTTACCTCGAACAAATGTTCGCATTTAGAACATTTGTAATCGTATCTAGCCACTACTCGTCAAATGCTTTGCAGATTTTGAGATATAGATTAACCATATCATCAGCATCTTGAACGAGATTGATTTTTTTAATTCTCATATAGTTAAATTGTTTAAGCACCATTTCTTTGAATTGCTCGTCATCAATGAGTTCATTAACTGCATCTTCTCGTTTTGTCCCATCAGGGAATTTTAATTCGTCCATTAGTCCATTATACCTGCTGAAGTGAACAGTTGCCTCTTATACTTGAGGAGTATCTTTTTATCAGCATCTTGTAATATATCGGAGTTTAATTGATCTAAAACAGATTCATAAGTAACTTGATAGTCTCCAATGCCTTCGTTTCTAACCATTTGAAACTGTGAATCAGTTGTACTGTCTGAACTATGTGTTCCTACAGAACCTGTAGATTGTTGTGATCCTAATGATAAAGCAGAAACTATTAATCTTCCTGTAGCTCTTGCACAGATATATTTCATATCGCTTGGAACATTTTCTGCTGCGGATTCGCTATCTGAATAACCTGCTGAATATACAACAGTAATATTTTGTAATTTAGCTGCAGACCATCTTTCTCTTCCTATTTTTCTTAGTCTGCCTAAATTAGCATATAATACATAGTCCTGGTCGTTGCCTTCGGTAAGTGTTGTTCCATCTTCTGTTACTGATGTTACTGAAACAACAGGGGATCTACTTAAAAATAAATCTTCTGTTCTGTCCCCATCGAATTTTTCTGTGATACTAGCTGAGTATTTTGGATCGTATCCTAAAAAATTAGATATTGAATCTTCTACAGTTGGAATTAATAAGTTAGTAACTGTAGTTTCATCAGTTGTACCTAAATCAACACCAAGCACCTTTTCTACATCGGAAACAGTACAAAGTGCCATTTAAGACCTACTTGTCTTCTTTAGGTTTTACTGCTTTTGTTTCTACTTTTTTCTTTGGAGCTGCTTTTGGTTCTGCTTTTTTAGGAGCTGCTTTTTTCTTGGCAGGAGCTTTCTTACCCCAACCTTGTTCTTTTAGCCACTCAGTAGGATATTCTTTTCCTGCTTTGGCAATTAAAGAAGCACCTGATTTAGGTAGTTCCGATACAGGACCTTCCCAAATTTTACCATCAGCTAACTTCCAAATACTTTTTTCTGGTTTTATAAAATCTGACATAATTTCCTTTTTTAATAATTCTAGTTCGTAAGGGGTAGGGTTGCTACCCCTTACAGAAACTAATTAACAATTACTCCTAATTTAGAAGTTTGTTATTTTGTGGAAAGCTTGTTGCCTGTAAACAGGGAAACCAACTCTCATTGTTGCTCTAATTGCGAGCATGTTCTTTGTGAAGTAATCACTATGGCTGTCAGAAACAGCAAGATCAATACCTTGTCTCATAACGAGATGTGCAGCTTCTCCACCACCGAACTTACCTACTAAGCAGGTATTTTCAGCAATAGCTGTTGTAGGGAGTACTTTGACACCCCAGATAGAAGCTACAGGTGCTTGACCAAACATTCCTGAAGCAACGAACAATGGAACATTAGCTGCATAACCTGCACCTGAAGTTCCTGCGAAACCTGTTAGTTCTGTAACAACAGAGTTCCAATCGTTTGGATGCATGATAATTGTATCAGGCTCCATGAAGCTGTTTACACGAATATCGGTAATTGCTCCATAGATTGCTCCAACTCTTCCTAAGTTACCTGCGTAACTTGAGAAGTCAGTTGAACCAACGCTTGATTTACCTGCATCTAAGATACCTTCAATGTTTGGAGCAGTACCATCTCCAGATAGTACTTGGGTGTCCAAACGAAGTCGGATCATTGTTTGTAGTCTTGAGTTGACATATCCTTGAATACCAGAAACATCTGCAAGAAGCTCGTCAGTAACAGGCAAGAAAACACCCATTTTTCTGATGCTTTCTGTTTGCTCTGTGAATGCAAGAGCTGCTTCTCCAACAGCAGAACCTTCAGCTACTTCTGCAGCTTGGTCTTCTCCTGTGAAGGTTGTTTCTTCTAAATATGCGAAAGAGTTCTGATCGGATTGTATTTGATCAAAAAGAGTAAATACTGCTCCATCAGGTCTTTGCAAGGATTCAAGTATGCCAGGTTCTCTTAAGACCTCAGGTGGATAACCTGTAGTGTTAAGAGTTGTTTTATATTCTAAAGGATTTGCATTTACTTTAGAATCTATACCTTTTACACCATTTGTCTTATAATTTTTATAAGCATCGGAGTCTGTAAACATTTCTCCAAGTGATTTAGGTGCAACTTGCTCCGAAGAGAAAGCTGGTGCTGCTGGCTCGGAATCTACTTCCATAGCTTTTTCGTTTTTTGCTTGAGCTGATTTAAGATTTACAGTCTCTACGAGTTCTGTAAGTTCTTCGTTTCTTTTAGCAATAGCCTCTTTTTGGTCTGAGGTGTACTTGCCCATTTCTGCAGAATCGAAAAGTTCTTTTAACTCAACTCTTTTAGCAGCAAGCTTTTCTCGGAGATCTTTAATATCTTCTGACATTAGATTTTTCTCCTAATTTTTAGCTTAATTTTCTTCTAATTCTTGTTCAGCTATTAACGATTCAGTAACATTAATTTGTGCTTGAAGAATAACTTCATCAATGGAGTCATCCACAACTTCTTCTTCTACTTCTTCAGTAGCTTCTTCAACTTCTTCTGTAACTTCAACTTCAGCTTCTTCGATTTCAACATCTTCAGATACTTCTTCAGGTGCTTCAACTTCAGTAGCTTCTTCTTCAGCTATAGTTTCCATCTCTTCTTCTACTTCTGGCATAGTTCCGACTTGTGAGATAACTTCATCAAGTTCTTCCCAAGCGTCATTAAGGTCTTCCTGAACTGCCCTTAAAGCTTGTGTAGCTTTATCTGACAATTTCCTACCATCCTTTTCTCGTAATATACCAATTGCTTTGGTTCTTACTATTAGATCTTCTAATGCAGCAAGCACATCTTTGATCTCTTCGGAGAAACGCTTTCCTGACATGCTGGAATCGCTCTCTGAAATCTCTTCTTCTTTCATGCCTTCTTTGGCACATTTCCCTGTATCATCATAATCACACTTGCCATAACCCTTTTCTTCTTCTTCAGGGTTTTCTTCTATAAGTGTTTCATTTGATAGAACAGCTTCGTCTGATTTACAATTACCACAGCATTCAGAATCTTTTTCTTCTTCTTCTGGATCTGCTTGTTTTTCAGCGACTAGCTTTTCATAAGCATCGTGTGATGCACAGGGCATAAAAACTTCTTTACCATCTACTTCGTGTATATGAGAACCTTCACAACCAAGTGCTTCAGCTCTTTTCTCTGCTTCTTCTTGTGTAGAAAAAACATCTTCGTCTAAAGCAACTTTTTGTTCTGTCTTGGTTTCTTTTTTCTCATACACTGTATCTTCGCCTGTTTTGATTGCAAGGGTATAGGTTTCTTGATTTGCACCAACAAGAACAGGGGATACTTCGTAAACTGTTAAATCTTTTAAGTAGCGAACATCTGTTTCATCTTCGCCATCTTTTTGTAATTTGCCCATTTCGGAATCATTAACTCTAAAACCAAAAGACCATTGTTGTAAATCGCCCATTGACTTTACTAAGTTGTAAGCTTCTTTACCTGCTTCTGTTTCCATAAAGAAAGAACCTTTAAACACAGCAGAGTCTTCGCCTTCTGTAATTGTTCCTTTTCCGATTGGTTGATCCCACTTGTGTGCGAAAACCATTGGGACTTGATTGTCTTTAAATCCTGATTTGACAGCACCAGGCAATACTACATCGCCATCGCTATCTTGATTGTTAAATACTGAGAAGACAGCTTCAACATTTCCTTTTTCTTCTCCACTGTCTTTTATGGAGAGATCGAAACTTTTAATTTCTTTATCCATTAACCTATACCTCTTAATCTATATTAATACTGTAGATTTGACAGTATCAACTTATTTGTCTGTACTATTTATATTAACAGCATTTTCTATGAGTTGTTCAGCTCTCTTCTTACGAGCATCTTCTTTCTTTTTTTGCTCGTTTACGATTTTTTTCATAGCTGAAACACCAGACTTAGTAACGCCACCCCACTTCATAACTGCAATAGTTCCATTGAGGCGTGTGTTACCTTGGTGTCTGTTCATGAATCGCTCTCTTCGTTTTACCCACGATAGTACTGAGGCACTTCGGTCTCCTGCTTTGTATTTAGTCCAATTTCTAAAAGCGTCATTTCCTGTAAAAGAAGTAGGAGGGTTTCCACCTGTTCCTGCTCTTCTCCATATCTTTGGATAGTTTTCTTTTAGATTTTTAACATAGGCATAATCAGGGAATTGTCTAAAGTCTGAATTACTTAGACTAATCTTTTGATTATCTCCTGAGTTTGGAAAATTAGTTTCTTCTGGAGCTTTACTGTCTCCACGAAAATCTGTAATAACTCTTAATTTAGATATAGGTTGTGTAACATTTCTGTCAGTTTTTTTATGAGTGCCATCATCCATAATTGCCCAAACATTCATAGTTGCATTTTCTTTAGATACAGAAATTACTATTCCATGAACTGTTGAAGGTGGATCAGGATCTTTACTAATTGTCCATGAGACAGCTTGACCAACTCTTACTGATTCAGCTTTACTGTTTTCAGGTTCTATTGAAAATTGTTGTTCTTGTAAAGTTTCTGCTTCTTCTATAGAAACTTTTATTTCTTCAATTTGTTCAGATGATTTCTTAGAACTTAAAGGATGTGCTCTAGGTAATAAGTCTTGATCAAAAGCACTTCTAGGAAATTTACCTTTTAATCCTTTTAAAAACGCATTAATTCTGGCAATTCCCCATTGGGTTGCACCTGTAACATTACCTCTAACAGAGGCAGGGTTAGTACGATAAGCACCAACTCCTCTACGAAATACTGCAGCTAACATTCCATAAGTAGCTCTGTATTTAGGATTTTTAGCATTATGATCTGCTACTTTTTTCTGTATAGTTTTTTTAACTTTGGCTGAAATAGCAGGTGCCTTCTCATCTAAGCGTGTTGGTGTTTGCACGATATTCCCTTCTCTTGTAACTTCAACAGGATGACTTGAACTTGAAAGAGTGTCTTTCATTTCTACTTCAAATTCAGCAGATGCCTGTCCTTGTAAAACTTCATCTTCAGTAGGTTGATCTTCTCTAGGATTTTCTTCTTCTCCCATTTCATCCTCAGGTTCATCTGCAGGTTCTGGTTTATTTATATATTCATTCTGTAATGTAGGTTCTAAGTTTAAAGGTCTCAAGAAAACTTCGTGTTCAGGTCCAAAATCTAAACCAACAGCTTTCCTGGCCTCAGCGACTGTGATCCAACCACCTGTAACGCCTGTCTGCATTCTTTTAAAAACTTCGCCTTTATCGACATCTAAGGCTCTAACTTCGTTTAAGTCGTATCTACATGAAATTTTGTTGTCAGCAGTGAAATCTGATTGCAACAATTGTGCAGTGATTTCATTTGCAACAGTTTGCCAAAGAGGAATTAACTTCTGCTCTGTAAAGAACTCTCTTAATTCTCTAGTGTTGTTGTAAGTAGCAGCTTCAAGACCTGCTCCTAAACCTGCAAGAATAGCAGGAACACCCAACACAGCAGAAACTCTTTCCTCAGGCAATCTCCTTAGTTGGTTTAGGTTCATTTGTTCAGGAGACCAAGATACAACTTTTACATCCATTGCACCTGTCAATATCATTGGAGCTCCTCTGTTACTACCACCAAATTTTTGTTTATAAATTTGTGCGATAGATTCTGCTTCCTCCTGGCTAGGTCCACCCATCGAGTCATCTTTAGGAGAAAGTACTACACCAGGTACAGCCATGTTATGTAACAATGCTGCAGCGTATTGTCCTGCTGCCTCATCTCCTAAAATTTCTCTTAATACACCTTTTAGTGGTGCAAAACCTTTTCTATGATTGTTTGGATTAACTCCCTGCCTGATATGAACTACCTCTGTTTTAGGAAGTACTACAAATTCGTTTGCACTTGTACTATCAGGAGATTTTTGAAAATATTCGTAATGTGTAATAAGTTGTTTTTCATTACCTCTTGGTTTCACATATTGTGGGATAAGTGGAACCAACTCAACTACTCTTCCTTGTCGGTTTCTGCTTTTAAGTAGATATGCATCTCCTTCAGCATTTAAAGCTAAAACAATATAATGTGCAAGTAAAGATCCTGATGTATAAGGATTAGGTCTTGTAAATAATTGTGTAACAGGATGGTTGTCTACTGCTTCAAAATCGTTGTCTGATGTTTCTCTGTAAACCTTAAGTCTTGGTTCTGCAAAGGAAGTTGATAAAACATTTAGACATGCAATAACAGCTGAGTTACCTGTTCCATCGCCAATCTCTTTTAATAATTTATCAGGAATAAAACCTGATGAGCTATTGTATCCATAGATTTGACCATCTAATGAATAATTTGTTTGATTTAAAAAACTACCTTTTTGTTCTATATTTCTTTGTGGTGGAGCTTGAAGATAATCCATAGCTCTTCTGTAAAAACTTTTTTCAGCCATCTAATACGCTTTCCAACTTCTTCTCTTATTTAAGTTTAATACGCCATAAGCTAGCGTATCAACTATATCGTCATGTGATCCCAATGGAAAAGTAAGAAGCTCTCGTTCAGCTTCATGTACCCAATCTTCCAGAGGATCATCTGGAAAAAAAACTTGTCCACTTTCCATTTTAGCTGATAAAGGCATAGCTCTGCTGCGTTTATCTCTGTCAGCTTTTAATTCACGAACTTGTATACCTTCTCTTCTAGCAAATTGAATTATAGATAACTGAAATCCTGCTTTCTCAATTCCAATCCAATCAAGATCATTTTTCTTATAAAACTTTTTCATCGCAGGAATAATATCTGGAGCTTCCATTCTTTTTCTTAACATGTCTATTACAAACAATTTGTTTTCAGTTGTGTCGTGAGCAAAAGCTGTAAATACTGTATAGTCTGCAGTTTGTCTTGTAGAAGTAGCCAAGTCAACAGTTGCGTACTTGGTCATATTATCTAATTCGTAAGTAACACCATCTAACTTTACTCCTCTAACTGCAGGTTGATAATATTGAAACCATTCTTGTTTAAATAACTGTGTTCCTTCATTTACAAATTCTGCTTCATATTCTTGTGCAAAAGTTAAAGAACCAATTTCTTGTTTTGCTGAATCTAATTCTTCAGGATCAATTGCAGGGTTATCTACTGTAGAAAATTTAAATTTTTGCCAATCTTCTCTATCATCAGCATCTTGCCATAATCTGTAAAACCAATTGTTCATCCCACGAGGTGTAGAAATAAATAATGCAGAACCTTTTCTTTCGGTAAGTGTAGGTCTTAAA